AGATAATATCTGTGGGGACTGTTACAGTCATAAAATGCTAGACGGTTTCCGCAAAAACATGGCTCCAGCACTACAACGTAATAGTGACTTGCTGTCTTCAAGACCATTAGAACCACAAGAAATACCAAGGATTATAGATAGCATATTCAGATTCAATGCACACGGTGAGCTAATAAACATGCAACACCTAGACAACCTGATGAAAATTGTTATAGATAATCCTTGGTGTAGATTTGCTCTGTGGACTAAACGAACAGACCTTGTGTTTCGTTGGATGAAAACACAAAGTAAACCTAAAAACATAAACCTTATATACAGTAACCCAAAGAAAAGTGTAGTAATGTCAAAGCCACCTAAATACTTTGACAAAACATTCAACAATGTATTAACTCATGAGTTTGCAGAAAGACAAAACTGCACTGGTCAAAAGTGTCAAGACTGTCGATTGTGCTATGAAATCAATGATGTAGATACAATCATAGAAAAAGTAAAGAGGTACTAATGAAAACTGATGAAATCCCAGAATGGCAAAAAGAATTCAATAAACGTCTTCAAGATAATAAAAAGAACTATGAGTTACTAAATAAAGTTCAGCAAAGTGCAATCAAGTCAGCAGAAGAAACTATGAAAAACGTAGTTCAAATGCTAGAAGAATGTAATGATCTTTATATCTCAGATGTTCGTAAACTATCAGAAGCACAATGGAAACTCTACGAAGCTTTCCGGACTGAATGAAAATATCCTACTGGCCTACTAAAAAGGAGCTTCCTGACATGACAATCTATATGAATCAATATCAGACTAAAGCTAGAGAAACTGCAATCTTCCCAGAGTCAGAAGCAATTCCCTATTTAGCATTGGGCCTATGCGGAGAAGCTGGGGAAGTTGCAAATAAAATCAAGAAGTGTATACGTGATGGTGCATCCTATGATGGTATTGCAGCAGAACTAGGAGATGTTCTTTGGTATGTAGCAGTACTCGCACACTACCTCGGAGAAGACCTAGACAGTCTCGCAGCAGGTAACCTACTTAAATTACACAACCGTGCTTCTAAGGGTACTCTCAGTGGCTCTGGTGATGATCGTTGAGCGTAGCAGTATTAATATTCTCAGTACTGATAATCATCATAGCTGCTAACCAAAGAGGATAGATAATGAAACGTAAATACAGAACAGCATTCGATCAACTTAGTAAAATCGGAGTACCTGTAAGAGATCATGGTAATGATGATTTCATAATCTCCGCAGAAGATAACTATGACACTGTATGGGCTGACTACTATCGTGAAAACGATGCAGCACTAGATGATTTTGGTGTTAATCATAAAATCAATGATATCCTACATGCTAATGGTCTATATGCAGAATGGGAAAACGGTGGTGTGCTTGGCGTAAGTGAGATGTAAAATGCCATTCACAATAGAAGAAAAACCCTGGACTACTGAGATAGTTATCATGGATGACTCAGGGGACGATCTTGACTTTACAATTATCATAGAAAACGCTGGAGAATATCAGGGCTATGCATCTATCAGACAATTCAATAGAGACATTGATGGATATGATGTAGTAACAATGTCACCAGGAATGTACAAAGATCTAATAAAGTCGTTCGATTCCTCAGAGGGATTCCACGGACTCTTATGGAAATAAAAAAAAGAACCCAGAGACTCTCACAGAGAATCTTTGGGTTCTTATAGTTTTTTGGTAACCGACAAAACGCACTTGCATTTTTTTTGGTAACCGACAAAGCGCACTGGCATTTTCTTTCAGGTTCTCATAGAACCTCACACAACTCGCAGTGCCCTCAGTTTACTGTCAAGCTCTTCATCAGACAAACTCTCAGCACCTAACTCTTCAATTTGAAGTTCTCTGCGCTGTAGTTTTGGTTGCTCATACTCTGCAACTTTTGCTGCAAGATCACTAGCAGTATCGAAATCCTCTTTGTCCAAAGCTTTGAACATGAGGATCTTCAAGACATCTAAAGAGTTCATATCGACATGATCCAGCACATCTTCTTTGTACTGACGCCAATCCTTCATGCTCATCTTTAAGGCTTCTCTAGCATCTCTAGACGCCTTACGGGAAGCTGCTGATTTCAGTTGCATCTCACGAGCATTCTCTTTGGTGAATGAAGGAGCTAAGTTTTTAAGGCTGTTTGGATGAACCTCTCTAGTCATATTTAGTACCTCTTATAACTTTAGTAATCCGACCACAGGGGTCGGATTTAAAAGAGAGATTAACCCTCTTCTCTATAAGGAACTTAAAGAAAGGCAACACAATGGGTAAAGTAAAAGGAATAACAATAGATATCGATGATATAATCATGGATGTTTATATGTTTGGTGACTTCTCAACTGAAAAGACATTCAAAGAACTAGTGTATAAAAAGTGTCATGAAAGTGGAATACCAAGTAGTTACATGTATTATGCAAATAGTAAAATAGAGGAAACTTTAAATGTTTGATAAAATTAAAGAAATACGAGAAACACTAAGACGCAGACGGAATATGAATGCAACTATTAAATCACTTCACGAACTAAATGATCTAGAACTTCGTGATATTGGGATACACAGAACACAGATTGATGAAGTAGCCCGTAGCGTTATAGATTTTCACAGAACAGTTCGAAACATAACTGAGCAAGAAAGTAAAAACAACAATGATTAAAGCAACATACATAGCCCACATGGGTAAAGACTTAACTGTAGCCAACGCTGCTCGTGTATCATTCGGCAAGACAAGCGAGATGGAAGATGATCCATGGGGTCCACCCAAGCTCAAGGAGAAGGATGCAAAGCTGATACGTTACCTTGCAAGAGAGAAACATATCAGTCCCTTTGGGCATTGCTTTGCCAGCTTCCACATCAAGGCTCCGATCTTTGTAGCACGGCAGCTAGTGAAGCATAAGTTCTTGAGATGGAACGAAATATCTAGGCGCTACGTTGATGAAGAGCCTGAGTTCTACGAACCTATGGAATGGCGTGGACGTAGTGCTGATAAAAAGCAAGGGTCTGAGGGGCTTGTCAATATCACCGTAAATCAGGAGACACAATGGGCACAACATCTAGCGACATACATGGTCCTATTAGATGAAGGAGTATGTCCAGAGCAAGCACGTATGGTACTGCCCCAGTCGATGATGACTGAGTGGTACTGGTCAGGTAGCCTTGATGCTTTTTCTGATATGTGCAACCTACGCTGTAAGTCTGACACACAAGCAGAAACACAAGAGGTAGCATGGGCCATCAGTCTAAAGATGGAAGACCTGTTCCCTGTATCATGGGTGGCATTGAGAGATGAGTGAGTATATAAATGAACCCGTCAAGATTACTGAGATAACTGAGCATGAGGATGGCAGTGCCACGTTGCAAGTAGAGTGTGACCCCAAGACCTTTGCTGCCATCTTTAACGTAGGCTTTGTGTCACTCATTAAGACTGGTCTATACTGGGAGGCAGACAATGACAGACAATGAGTGGCCTTTAGAAGCTGACTTCACAGACATTAGACCAATGACACCAGAAGAGCGTAAAGCTGCTAAGGAACTTGATAAAAAGAATGGTAAAAGCAATGATAAAAAGTGAATGGGATCGACTAATAAAAGAACGTGAAGACTTTAAGGAGAGTGTATTGTCAGAGCATACATCAGACATCGTGAATGAACCTGAACACTATGCACGTTGGTCCATTGAGCCTATTACATACATCATGCGTAATGGCTTTGAGTTCTGGCGTGGTAACATCATTAAGTATGCCAGTCGTGCAGGTTATAAAATGTACGAAGGCAAGACACAGGTTGAGTCAGAGATAGTTGACTTAGAAAAAGTAATTAGATATGCTGAAATGCGTATCAACCAATTGAATGGTGAGGTTAAACTTTAATGTATGAAATCTATGGGATAGCAAACTGTCCTTTCTGTGACAAAGCTAAAGAGTTGTTACGTGAAACCGGAGAAGGGTTAACTGAGTATGCTATAGACATACAGCCAGAATTGGGTAAGTACATCATGGAGAGATCTCTGATGAACACTGTACCTATTGTATATCACGATGATATTTTCATTGGTGGATATAACGATCTTAAAATGTACTTAAATAAATAAAGAAAGGACGCAACATGCGTTTATGTTATGATATCGAATGTAATGGTCTTACTCCAGACACTGTGTGGATGATTGTTGCACAAAACCTAGACACTAACCAGATCTATAAGTTCTCTGATCACGATAACCTACATGGATCTATCGCTGATGGTGCTTCACTGCTTCAGAATGCAGACCTACTAGTGGGCCATAACATCATTGGTTTTGACAATGTAGTAATGGATAAACTATGTGGTACTACCCTGAACGAGAAACGACTACACGACACTTGGGTCATGTCTCAAGTTCTGAGGTACAAACGTGGTCACAAGCATGGTCTTGCAGGTTGGGGTGAACACCTCGGAAACAGTAAGATTGCATATGAAGGTGGCTGGGATGAATACTCAAGAGAAATGTTACGCTACTGTGTTCAAGATGTTCGTGTGAATGTCGATGTGTACAATGAGTTACTCTCAGAGTACAAGAAGGTTTCTGCATACAATCCTAAAATCAAACTAGGTATGCAGGCTGAGCATGAAACAGCTAAGTTTAATGCATTCTGCAAAGTCAAGGGCTGGTACTTTGACATGGAAGAAGCTAAGACCCTATTGGGAACAATGCAACAGCGTATGGCTGAGATCTCTAACACCATTGAGCCTCAGATGGGAACTAAGGTTGTCTACATTGACAAAGAACCTAAGTCTCCCAAGTACAATAAGAATGGGAAATACAATGCGACAACTGCCAAGCTGCTTACTGAATATTTTGGAACGGAAGTCTCGGTCACAGACACCCATCTCGCAGGACCAGATTTCAAATTCCAACGAACAACTAAGGAACAAGCTAAACTGGGATCTCAAGAAGCGGTCAAGGATTGGCTTAAAACTATCGGATGGAAACCAGACGAGTACAACCGAAAGAAAATCGGAAGAGAATGGGTAACAACTGGACCCAAACTGACAACATCCTCATTGTCTAAACTTGGAGAAGTTGGCATGATGGTAGACGAGTATTATGTATTGCGTCACAAAGCTTCTCTCATGGAGGGCTGGGTAGAAAAAGTAGAGGGCTCAGATGATAAACGACTTCATGGTAACATGTGGACTATTGGTACTCCTACCTTCAGAGTACGTCACGAAGTTATCGCAAACCTCCCAGGTATTGAAACACCTTGGGGTAAAGAGATACGTGGGATGCTTAAACCTGACCCAGGGTATGTTATTGTTGGTGCCGATAGTGCTGGTAATCAGCTACGTGGTCTTTGTCATTATGTTGGGAACGATGATTTCACTAATGAGGTTCGCTATGGGGATCAACACCAACGAAATGCTGATGCTCTTGGATGCTCTAGGGGTGTCGCTAAGGGGTATTTATATGCTTATCTTTTTGGTGCTGGTGACGCTAAGTTGGGGCAAGTTCTTTCAGGCAAATCAAACAGTGAAGTAGGACGTAAGTCTCGTGCTGACTTCGCTAAGGGTATCAAAGGTTTGGAAGAACTTAAGAAGAAACTTCTAAACATTTGGAGCAAAACATCTAACCAACAAGGTGATGGGTGGTTTCCTGCTCTGGATGGACGCCCTGTGTTCTGTGGATCTGGTCATCAAACTCTCAACTACTTACTCCAAGCTGCTGAAGGTGTAACCTGTAAGGCTTCACTGATGTGGGCATGGAATAAGATACGTGAAGAAAATCTACGTGCTGAACCTCGTTTGTTTTATCATGATGAGATGGCATTCCAATCGCACCCCGACGATGCTAAACGTGTTGGGGAAATTCTAACAGAATCTTTTGCTGCTGGTCCAGAGATGTTCGGTGTAACATGTATGGATGGTGGTGATTATGTAATAGGAGAAAGCTACGCAGATGTTCACTGATAATGCAGTAATACTGGTAGACTCAGACTCAATCTATTTTCGGATGGCTTGTGTAACCAAGAAGAAAAAAGACATACGTGTTGGCATCGACCACACTATGAAAGAGATCCAACAAAATTGTGGATCAGATAAATTTCTTGTAGCAATTAAAGGAAGGGGTAATTTCCGAAAGGAAATATACTCCGACTACAAGTCAACACGTAAGGAGTTAGACGAAGACGTTAAAGAAGCTTTGAACTATGGTCATCAGTACATGGTTGATAAACATAACGCTGTAGAAGCTGATGATATGGAGGCAGATGATCTTGTCTCTATCTGGGCAGCTGAATGCAGAGATGTAGATCAAGAGTACACAGTTGTTGGTATT